GCTTGGTTTCCGCATCCTGATCTTTGCCCTGAAGGAGTAAGAGCCACCACCACTCCTTCTAAAGAGGATGTCTTTATGCCTGTCCAATTTGTTCTTAAGAGGAAGATGCAATATATCATTTCCCAGGCCAAGAAACGTGCACTCAGATATGGCGATATCTCTAATGTTTTTGATCATGTCATCTATAAGATTGCTTTCAAGGTTGAAGTCAAAGTCCAGGAAGATCTCAATACACCTCAAGATCTAAACCTTGCTGTTCTCCCAATTCATCCTGGTGTTGTTCCTGTGGTGCCCCTCCCTAAGGTAAAGAAGTTCAAGCAACGTACTTTCTTTATGCCTCCTTTACTCAAATTTATGGTTGATAAAGTCTTGTGCTTACCTACTTTTAAACGGCTTTACAATCACAAATGGGTGATGGTTGGTTTTAAGTGGAACCGAGGAGGTGCCCATAATTTGTGGAAGTTTTTAAAAGGAACAACTCCATCTGAAAAACGGGATAGGTTTTACTTTGAATGGGATATAACAGGAATGGATATGGGTGTAAAAGCTACTCAAACGATGATGAACATGACAGCGCTCTTCCTAGACTTCAAGGGTGCCAAGGAGTTTCTTGAAACGGGTAAGACAGAGGATGATAATCTTTATATCCTCTTCTTCCTCCTCTGTTGGTCGACGGACAACAGCTGCATTCAAGATGTCAAGTGGTTTGGGGAATTTGCATGGAGAAGAGTCATTGGGATGATGTTTTCTGGTCAGTACTTTACGAGTATGTTTCAGACTTGGACCAGTGGGGTTATTTTGTTAGCTTGGTTATATTCTGTTCTCCTTGCTCTTAAAAATCGGATGGACAGCCCCGATATTACTGTTAAAGAATTGCTAGTTCATCAAGCAGAATATAAAGCCCTTTGTCTCGAAATGGATGATCTTCGAGCTAAGCTATTTGGTGATGATGGCATTGCATCTTTCCCTAATATCCTCATGCGTTGCCTTTCCTTGTCTAGAACTCTCCGTGCTGCCAATAAACGAATGCCTCCCTCGTATACTTTTTGCATGACATTCGATGAATTTCTCAACGCACACACTGACTTTGAAATCAAACACTCCGAAGCAGGTGAGTTCACGCATCTGTTTACAATAGTTGATGATGATGATAAACCGCTGTTACTTGGTCCAAAAATTCTCAAACGTCATTTCATTGAACTAATTGATAAAACTGGAACTCCTACAATTGGTGCCTGGAGACCATGTGCTATGTGGAAAGCTGCCACACCGTGTCTTCAATTCGTTTCTGTTCCCCTTCAACTTATTCGTCTACTTGGTCATTTGTGGGACACTCAAGGTATCAATATCAAACAATATTGGATGATTAGAAGAAATATTGAATATCTACTGGGATACTTACCGGAGTATAAAGACTATCTCAGTTTCTATGTAGGCGAAATAAAAAGTAACAAACCACAAAACATTCGAGCTATCAGGGAATTACGAGATAGAATGGAACGTCTTGTTGGAACACTAGAAATAGACAGTTTGGAAGGATATATGAAGTCTATTCCTG